CCTTTCTGAATCAGACAAACCAAGGGCAATTGAAATGTTTAAATCTGCCGATCCTGCTGGGGAACGGTTGGTTGATTGGGCAATTGAACAGAATACTCCCGAGGCTCGTCAAAAAATTATTGAACAACAATTGGCTCTTGATAAAGCCCGTGGCGAACAGCAGATGAAATATCGTATGACCAACGATATTATCTCCAATATGGGTAAAGCTGCCTACGCCGCTTTTGGCGGTGGGCGCTTACCTTATGAATATGTAGGTCAGGGTATGAATGTTGGTCCTGCTTATCTCGCTGGACGCCAAGCTGTTGGCGTACCTGCTCCTGTTGTTGGCCAACGTTATTTTTAAGTAAGGTAGAATAATAAGATGGATTGGTCAAACGCAAACTTTGGGTACGACTCAACGGGAGCGTTTAATTCGACCGCTGATAGTTTAATTAAAAATCCTCTAAAAGGAGGTGGAAAGGGTATGGCAGTTCCTTGGCTGGCGGCAGCTGCATTTGGTAGCAGCGCACTTGAAGGTATCATGGGCGGTCGGCAAGCAGCTGCAGACCGTGACTTTGCCGCCCGAATGGGTAAAATGCAGGCGGAAGCAGCTTTTCAGGGCGCTTTCCGCAATGCACAGTTGGGCCAGTGGAATACAACTGTACTTCCTGGAGTTAACTATGAAATCCAAAAACAAGCCCGTAATTATGCAAATAAAGTTTTCAGGCCTGAAGAAATGTTTTTAGAGTCTGAAGAACAAAAACGAGGGTTTCGTGATATCCTTTCTCCAGAGGGTCGCGAAGTAAGTGCACGTGAACGATCAAATGCTATTGCTCGCTCAACAGCAGATCGACGGGCAGTAACAGATGCAATGTTTGGCGCGCCAGTGTTTGCTTCTTCTCGTTATACAAATCCATACTGGATGCAGACTGCTTAAAATACAATAAAAGGAATTAGGGAAAATGGGTGGCGGTGGTAGAACAACTGTAGAAGCTCCTAGAGAGAGCGATGAACAACGCGCTTATTATGCGCAGCTCGCAAGAGATGTTGAAACTGCACGCCAGAAAAAAGAACAGCAGCAACAAGAAGAAACGACCCGTTTAGCCAACTTACGCACTGCAGGTAAAACAAACCTTGGTGCATACTCAGATATTTTCCAAAAACAACTTAAAGCTGGTGCATTAACATCCAGTGCAGCTGCTGATCAACTAAAAGATTACCAGCAGCGCTATGGGCTTGAAGCTGGTGATATCGAACCTCAACTCCAGGCTGTTAAGCAGTATGAGCTTGAGCAGCTTCCTACACAAAGGGAAACGCTTGTTCAACGTGCATTCCAAGACCTCCTGGGACGCAAAGCATCTGATCAAGAATTAAACACACGTCTCGGTGAAATTTCCAAGTCAGGTGGCAGGCTTGATGTCAATGCAATCGCAGACTCCCTTAAGAGTAGCGATGAGTATAAAGAAAAAGTTGGTGGCAGCTATCTAGAAAATTACTATCGTAGTTACTACGGTCCCAGTGAAAAGGAAACCGTTAAAGGCGCTGAAGGTGCGCCTGACTGGCAAAAGAGTACCGGGCGTTACACAATTGCTACTGGCTCACAATTTTCCCCGACACTTGACGCTGAGACCGAAAAAACAGTCGGACTTAAGTTTGGTGAAATGCCAGATACGTTTACTGGCAGTGTAGGTGAAATTGAGCAGATGCAACAGAAGATGCGTCAGCGAGATGAATTTGCTTACAACTCTGGCCTTACTAAATTACAAGGTCAGATTGACGCAGACATTCAAAAAATTAAAAGAGGCAGCGCCAAAGAGGTTGCTGATATTTCTTCCAAGACCGGAATCTATGGCAACCTTGTTTCTGGTTTCTGGTAACAATTGGTCTTGTTATAATTTGTTTAGTTATTAAACAACCGTTTCATCAATGTCCTACAGCAAGTACGGCACCAAAACCGTAGACGGCACCGTGTCTAATCGCACGCTTCAAGATGTCCTTACAGACTTGGACACTCAATATGGAAGCGGCAAAGGCAAAATGGACGAAGAGACCTACAAAGGTCTTCGTAAAGCTGCTTTCGAAAGCGAATACACTCCGTCAAGTTTTAATATGGACGAATTCGAAGGCCTGCTCGGCAAGCTGGAATCTTCTAAAATGAAGCAACAGCGTCAAAAGTCCGTTGAAGGCCGTCGTGACATCATGGCAGGTGGCATGGCTGGCATGCTGAGCAACTTCTGATTTATTTTCAATGACCGACGAAGAACGGCTGCAATCTTACCGCGATGCTGCGGGTGCAGCGTATGACTACCAACGTAATCGCGGTGAGTATCAGAGTCGTGTCTCTGACATTGACTCCGACTCTTCTTTGGACGCTGATACAAAATCACGTCTGAAAAAAGAAGCAGCAGACCGTTTCTATGGCACCGGTCAAGATGAAGCACGTGCTACTTTAGAACTTGGTGCTGAATTTGGCGAGAAAGCCGCCAAGTACAAAGGAGCTGAAGAACGTGCAACAATCGGAAAAGGGGCAGAAGAAACACGTGCTGGAACAGCGCAGGCTCAAGAGTTCAAGCAACGGGACGAAGAGCGCGACTACCAGCAATCGCAACGCGGTTATAGATTCTGAGTTATTTGAAGCCTGGGTCGATAATCTCGATTCGTCAACCCAGGAATCATTCATCTCTTTTGCTCAAAATAACTACTCCGTTATTGAGTGCTATTTATATGCACGTTTCCTTGGTTATTGCGGGTCGATTGCGTCCTGCGATGCCTGGGTTTCGTGTAACTACCCAAAGCCTGATCACCGCAAGATTCTTCTTACTGAAATTGACGAAATGTTGGAAGACATTCGTAAACTCAGGGAAGATATTGAAACCTTTCAAATTAAACGTGATGCAGGTGTGGCGCGTATCGCAACAATGCAAAAAGAACTGCGTGGCACAATTGCGCAGATTGATACTTTTACCTCTACACGAGACAGAAAAGGTTTGTTGATGGCCGGTGCAGACCGCGCCATTCGTGAACTCATGTGCATCTTCAAAGATGATCCCATTGAAGCACCTTTGCTTGAGGCATCGATGAGTGTATGGGCAAAGATGCAACTAGACGAATAAATGCATTAAACTAAACAAAAGTAATACACTATATGGGCGCCGGTAGACGTTCTATTCCAATCGCTGGCTCAACGCCTCCCTACAGGGGCGAACAGTCGCGTTCACCCGAAGATGCCTTTCCGAGCCGCAACGTGTCACAGGGCCCCAGCCAGCCCTCTCGTGACGTACGTCCCACCATGGGGCGTAGTGGTATTGATATGGGTGCAGGTCGTTCTACCCGTTCGTTTTAATTGACATGAGCAAAGGTAAAGTACCGCCTCAATTCCTGGCACACCTGAAGAAAAAAGAAGCCAAGAACGAAGACGGAACTGAGATGAACGATAAGGAAAAACGTAAAGCAGCTCTGGATAAGGCGCGTAAGTACCAAGAGCAAAAACGTAAATCCAAAAAGTAGGTTAGTATTTAGTTACTAACCAGTTAATGCTGTGCCTTCTCATCTTCACTTAGCTTATCGACGTAACGCTCAAGCTGCAGTCAAGAATCACAAGGTACGCAAACATAAAAACGAAGAGCTATTACAAAGAGCCCGTGAAGATTTTGGGTTCTTTTGTGACTACGTAGCAGATAAAGCTCCCGCTCCTCATCACAAGCAGTGGCATCGTCACTTTGTTACGGGCCAAGATAGTAGCTGTTTGGTTGGTATTGCTGGACCCAATATTGATTTACTCGCCCCCAGGGGTAGTGCCAAGAGTACAGTCCTGGGCTTGTTCACTGCATGGGCAATTGGTGTGCACACGACAGCCAAGAAGCCTCTGCAGATTCTTTATCTTTCCTACACGGTTGATATTGCACGTTCTAAGTCTGCAACCATCAAACGAATCATTGATAGCAAACGCTATCAAGAAGTTTTTCCAACAGTTAAACTCCTCAAGAACGTAACCAGCAATGAGTACTGGTCTATTGATCACAAATTTGCAGGCATTGATGTTACCGGTGATGAACAATTTACTTTGTGCGCAGCAGGCCTGAAAGGTTCGGTGACCTCAAAACGCAGTCACCTCATCTGTATTGATGACCCTACCAAGAGCGCAGCAGATATCTCCAACCCTGACATTAGAAAGATGATGGAGGATAACTGGAATGCCGTTATCGCTCCCACGATGTTTGAGGGTGGACGGGCGATCTGCCTTGGTACCCGTTTCCGACATGATGACATTCATGCCACTACATTCAATGAACAAAACAACTGGACGCAAATTGTTCTTTCCGCAATCCAGGCAAATTCCAAAACAGGTGAGGAGGAATCCTATTGGCCGGAGATGTGGTCACTGGATTACTTAAAGGAAAAGAAACGGCAGGCACCTATTGCCTTTTCGTTCCAGTACATGAACAGGATTGTTCGTCAGAGCGAGCTGTCCCTATCTCCAGAGCTGTTGGTCAAAGCTGAGATTGCAACTGAGTTTGATGCCCTGGGCGTAGGTGTTGATTTATCTGCCGGAACTAAAGAGAAAAATGATTACACCGTATTTGTGCTTGGTGGCCGCATTGGTGATTGTATTCACATTATTGATTATCGGCGTATGCGCGTCATGGGCAACCTGGAAAAACTGGATGAACTAAAAGAGCTTCTTAATGACTGGTGCATTGTTGGCCGCGATGAGCAGGGCAACTACTTCCCAACGTATTCAACATGTGATGTATGGTCTGAAGCGGTGCAGTACCAGGCATCTTTGGAGGCTGACTTCAAGCGTGTCTGCTTAAATGGCGATGGTTTGTTTAACTTGATCTGGCACCCGGTTAAAGGATTCCGTGCAGATAAACTGGCGCGTTTCCGTGGCATCATGGGCCTGTTTGAAGACCGTAAGATCATCTTCAACAAGTACCGTAATTTCGACACAATGTTTGAAGAGCTTACCAACTTTGGCGTAAGTGGACACGATGATTGCGTCGATTCACTCGTGTGGTTGGTTAACGGTCTAGCCAAAAAGAGCAACTTGCAATTTGATTACTAAACTTATAATTAAAAGAAAAGCAATAGTCTTGTGGGTCCGGAGTACTTAGCAATTGCATTCACGGCAGTTGTTTCAGCTGTAACAGGCGGGTCCTGGGCCGCAAACAAAATTTTATATAGGGTTCACCAACGCTTGGTTCAGTTGTCAGACGACGTGATAACGCAAGAAAATAAGCTGAATAGATTACAAGAGCAGATTGGGCGAATGCCGATGGACTACGTATTAAAGGTAGATTTTTTACGTGAGATCCAGGAAATGCACGATAACTTTCGACAAATTAACACTAAGCTTGATAAGCTAATGGAAAAGCTTTTGTCAAAATGAGCTACATTATTGAGGTCCAAGAAGATGAATTCGGTGATCAATTCATCACTCTTCCCGAAGAAATAACTGAAGAGCTTGGCTGGCAAGAAGGAGATATTCTTGAGTGGAATTTAAAAGGTGATC